ACCCAACCTACAAAACATCAGTGGGGATATGAAGGGTGTGTTTGGGAGTAGATATGCTGTATGAACGGAACGGTTGGAGGAAACACGACGGCTCACCTGAATGTTACGAGCCACCTGAGAGTTTGATTGAAGTGGAAACTTACAGCTCTCAAGGCAATTATGTTGTTAAGGCAAGCCAGCTAGATTGGCAATTTGTTAAATTTTATAGGGTGATAAATGATGAATAAATTATTATTAGGTTTAGTATTACTTGGGATTTCAGTAACAGCTTATGCAGCTTGCACAACTCACACTATAATGACAAATGGGACTACTATGATATGCACCACTTGTTGCGATAGTTTAGGCAACTGCTCTACTAATTGTTTTTAAGGGGAATATTATGCCATGTAACCAAAATTGTAACCAAGGACGTAATTGTAATTGTGGCGATAGAAGCGTAGATAGAGCTACCATAGTTGTAGCAACATTCTTGTTTATTTGCTTAGTTTTCATTGGATATGGGGTATACAAACTTTATCATGGAAACACAGGGCAAGACTGTGCTGTAGAAGTTCAGTTCAGTGATAGCAAAGCTACATACATAGGAAAGACTATATGATATATCACTTTTTTGGGTTTAATTATATGCGTAAGTCTACACTATTAGTTTAGTTTTAGACTATTTGTGTAAACTTATAAGCAACATAATGCACAATTTGTGTAAAACTTGTTACTGATAGGCAACATAAGTGACAAATTGTACACTTTGTGTCACATAATTTAAGAAATATTACAGACAAAGGAAATAGATATGAAAATATACACCTCTAATTATAGATACCATTGGATAAGTCCATTTACTATAGCAGAGAAAGTGTGCTTTTGGAGAAAGATTAGTTATGACGAGAAGTGGGTAGTGCGTTTAAACAAGTTGTTATACCCTGTCATGTCAATAGTTAAGGATTTTTTAGATACAATCCACCCCCATGTTGAATATATACACATTGACAAGTATGACACTTACTCAATGGACACCACCCTTGCTAAAATTATCCTACCGATGTTAAAGCAGCTAAAGGCAACAAAGCATGGGATTCCATATAAAATGACAGAAAAGAAGTGGAATGGTATAATGGACGATATGATTTGGGCATTTGAGCAAATAACACATGATAACAATGATGAGCAGTTTTGGACTGATGGGATTGATTGGGATGGGATGAAAGTTCATTATGCTAGGATAGACAAGGGAACCGCTTTGTTTGGGAAATATTACAGGAATTTATGGGATTAAAGCAAGTTTAACAAGGATTAAATATGAACATAGAATTTGAGATAGTAAAAGAAAATGAAGATGGAAGTGCAATAGCTGAAGTCTTTTTAGATATAGAAGCTAAGGGGCTTCTTATACAACTTGGATTTGAAACACTCTTATTGAGATATATTGAACAGGAAAGGACTAATCTTGACACCTGAAGAACTTGAAGAATTGACTTATCTTTTAATCTTATCCAAGATGAAAGAAAATGCTAAGAAATTATGATAGAATGGCATAAGTTTTACCTACCCCCGATTAACTTATATAACAGACCGAGGAATAACATGGACAGAGAAAACGAATCAGGTATGAATGAAGAAGAAATGTATGTGGAATTCACGATGATTGAGATTAACGAGTTTATTAGTAGGTATGGTGCGGAATTCTTCTTGTCAAAACTGAAGTATCCAAACTTAATGGCAATTATCCGAGAGTTGCCGTAATGACAAGACAAGCTTGTCGAAAGGACTATTATGCTATTGCAGTGTGACGCAAGTGCTCTTGAGATTAGAGTAGCAGCTTTTCTTAGCCAAGATGAGGTGCTAATTAATGAAATTGTTAGTGGATTAGATTTACATACGGACAATCAGCAGAAGTTTGGACTACCCTCTAGACTAATAGCTAAAGTATTAAATTTCCGTTAAATTGGCGGAATTAAAATCATGTGAATTCGGGGAACCTCTAGAACAGACAATCCCGAGCCAAGCAAAGGTAATAAAGTTTAGCTTGACTATCTAGGTTATTTATGGTATAATACTTGTATAACCATTATAGAAAGGCTGAAATTTATGAATTTTAAACAGAAATCATGTATTATTTGTGATAATGTATACCAACCGACAGGTAGATGTTCTAAATATTGTGAATCTTGCAAAGAAGTTCAATATAAGAATATTCAAAAAGTAGCTGGAGATAGGTATAGATTGTCTAAAGGTTGTAATGTTGGAGTAGGTAGTGGTGGATTAACAGGTAGTGGGAAAGATAATTTTAATTACAAAAATGGTATAGGTATTTTTCAGAAAATTAGAAATACAATTAAAGAAGAACGCAGATATTGTGAACGATGTAATAAAGATTTATTAACTGCTACAAGACATCATTGGTGCCTTCACCATAAAGACCATGATAGAACTAACAATGAAACTAGCAATTTTGAGTTACTTTGTAAACGCTGTCATCAAATAGAACATGAATGTATAAAAGCTTTTGAAGGTGTAACGACTAAGGTGGTAAGAGATAAAGCCACTGGTAGGTACAAGCGTACCGAAGCGCATGACATCTAGGAATAGATGATGATATAGTCTGCTCTGCATAGGGATATGCAGCAGTTCATAAGAGAACGGAGTAGGAGATAGCGAGCCTACTTGAACAAATAGGATACTTTATGGTGGCAATGAATTCTCGTTTGCTAATGACCCTGACTTCACTTCTATAAGCAAGAGCAAGGCATATTGGAAGGATGTTGTGGATGCCTATTACGACAAGTACCGAGGCATAGGGGCATGGCACACAAAGATTATTCGTGAGGTAGTGGAAACCAATAAACTAGTAGCCCCAACTGGTAGGGAATATTACTTTCAGAAGTTCGGTGGGCAATACAAGGACACGCAGATTAAGAATTATGCTGTTCAAGGAACGGGTGCTGACCTCATGGCTCTAGCTAGGGTTAGTGCTCATAACCGATTGAAAAAGCTAGGATATGGTGACAAATGTTTGTTAGTGAATACGGTGCATGACTCGATAATCCTTGACTTTGATGACAAAATATGCGATACTAAGGCATTAGTGGAAATGTTTCACAGCGTGTTTCACGACCTACCAGCTAATTTTGAAAAGATGTTTGGTGTGGAGTTTAATGTCCCAATGGCGGCTGAATGTCAAAAGGGTTTGAATTGGGCAGATATGGAGGTTGTATAATGGAAATTGAGATTATAGATATAGCAAAGACTGACAAAGAGGATAAGTTTGGGAAACCTACTAGAACTCTAGCCGTGACATTCACCTCAGAAGGCGTAACTCGCACACAGAACATAGTTCCCTTTGCTAACCCCAAGGTTTGGCGTGTGTTAGATGATGCGAATATAGGTGACAAATTTGAAGTAGCCATCACAAAGAATGGTAAGTTTGACAACTGGTCTGCTATTGGTCCAGTAGGGTCGTTTAAACAAGCTGCACCAACGACCAAGGTAATAGGTAGTAACTATGAAACAGCAGAGGAACGGGCGATTAAACAACGATATATTGTTAGACAATCATCCCTTGCTAATGCTATTTCTTATTATAATGCAAGTCTTGATAAGCCAACCTTACACGTTGAGGATATTATAGATATTGCAAAGCAATTTGAGGAGTATGTATTTGAGCCAGCCGAAACCTTATAATTGGATTAGAATACTAGAAGTTATTACCTGTTTTCACATTATTATTAACACTTATAGACATTGGAGTTAAGTATGACAAAATTAAAAGCAACAATCATGTGGGCAAATCTAAACCATGTAAACGAGATGTCAGGGAAATATCAAGTAGACCTGTCAAACTTGTCCACCAAAGCAGTAGAAGAATTAGCCAAAGAAGGGATTGAAGCCCGTGAATCGCAAAAAGCAGAAGACGAACGTGGTGTATACATTACTTGTAAATCGACCTATCCAATCCCAGCCTATTACGAGGATGGTTCGGAAGTTCCTAGTAACATCAAAATTGGTAACGGTTCACTAGCCGTAGCAACAGTTAAACCTTTTGCATGGGAATTTAAGGGTAAGAAGGGTGTAAGTGCCACTATCTCTCGCCTGACAGTCACTAAGTTGTTAGAGTATGGTGCCGAGGAAGACGCAGACGTAGATTTAGCTGGTGCCGTGTGATAGAGTATATACTTTGTTATAGCACTGCTTTCTTTCTTGGTATGTTGTTTGGTGTTGTATGTTTTATTTATATTATAGGATACATATATGGTAGCGTTGATTGATTTCGACCTTGTGGTTTATAGCTGTGCTGCTAGTTCAGAGAATGAAGACCTAGCTATTGCCACCCATCGTGTAGAGGAACTGCTGGACAACATCCTTACCAAGGTGCAAACAACAGAGTATAGGGCTTTTCTTACAGGGGCTAGAAACTTCCGTAAAGAGATTTACCCTGAGTATAAAGCAAATCGCACACAACCAAAACCAACCTTGTTACAAGAGTGTCGTGAGTTCTCAATAAAGAAATTAGGTGCTGAGGTTGCCCCTAGTAATCTTGAGGCTGACGATGCCCTTGGAATCTACCAAACGGATGACACGATTATCTGTTCATTGGACAAAGACCTTTTGCAAATAGAAGGTAGACACTTCCAATGGGAGATACAGGGAGGTCCTGAAACAAAGAGGTGGATGAAGCCCGATACATTCATCACACAGACAGCCATAGAGGGCACACGCTTATTTTATGAGCAATGCCTAAAGGGTGATACATCTGATAATGTGAAGGGTGTAAAAGGATTGGGTGAAGCCAAAGCTCGTAAACTCCTTGCTGGAATTGATAATGAGAGGGCTATGTTGGATGTATGCCTTTCACAATATGCCAGTGAGGAGGAGTTTCTAATGAACGCACAATGCTTGTATATTCTTAGGTCTTTAGATGATAGTTATATTTCACGATACGAGAGGTTACTAAATGAAGTTTGAAGTAAATGTTGTTAGTAAACAGGTGTTAGATTTATCAGAAGAAGATTGTGAGAATATCTTGATTCAAACCTTGCACAATGATTGGTATGATATTTTTCAATCTAGTATGGACAAAGAAGATGGTGAGGCAATTCAGAGAGTTTATAATATATATTCAGGAAAGAATCTTGTCTAAGGTTCGCAAAGTGGTTGCATCACTTGGTTGGACAGAAGGTCGATTACGCACCTTCATCACTTCAACTCTACGAGGTGGGTTTAGAAAATATCCCCCCAAGTACGAAACTCTAAAAGCGGCATCAGTAGGCAAAAAGGTCAATGCCAAAACAAATAGAATGGCTGAACACTTCACTTGTAATATGTGCAAAGGTGAATTCCCAGCTAAAGAAGTGAACGTTGACCACATTTTTCCCGTAGTTTGTCCTTATACAGGATTTGTTGATTGGAATACTTTTATAAGTAGGTTGTTTTGTGAGGGTGGGAATTTGCAGGTGTTATGTTCTCCCTGTCACGACATCAAGACCGCTGAGGAAAGGGTAGAACGACATGGCAACAAAAAATGATATTACAGGCGATGCTATAATTAGTGGTAAGGGCAGTAAGAAGAAGTTTGATGAGGGTATTAAACTCATTAAGCCAAGTTGCCTTCCTGATTGTAAATATCTTATTGACACACTTACTAAGTGCAGGGTTTGTGATTTTCGTGACGAATCCCTTGTACCAAAAAAGAAAGGTAAAAAATGAAGATAAATTTAAACGACCTCCCCGAACACCACCCTTACAGGAATACTAAGCTTAAGGATTTAGAAGTGTTTTATCGTAAAGAGGGAACCAATGCTTGGCAAGAGATATTTGCTTCTTATAATATTTCAAAAAACACATACAACGAGTTAGGTGAAGTGTGGAAGAATGGACAGGAGTGGGCTGTGGACAGTGATTCATCTTTGTGTAAGATATGTGGTAAGGATTTGAGCAAGGTGTTAGAATGTGCTTGGACATCTTGCCCTAAAGACGCTTGGGACGAGGATAGGATTGATAATATCGGGCAAAATGGAAACGAGGGGTTACATTATGGGTAAACGCTTAATGATTATACCTGACACTCAAGTCAGACCTAATGACGACCTAGAGTACCTAGAACGCATTGGGAAATATGCTGTTGATATGCTACCTGATATTATTGTTATGCTAGGTGATTTCGCAGATATGCCATCCTTGTCTAGCCACGATAAGGCTGGTAGCAAGAGTATGGAGGGGCAACGCTACAAAGCAGACATCAAGATTGTTCACGAGGCGATGGATAAGCTGCTAACCCCTATACGACAAGAGCAGCAACGGAGGATAGATAATCATAAACCTCGCTGGAATCCACGGATGGTAATGTTGTACGGGAATCACGAGAATCGCATAAATAGGGCAATAGACAACGACCCTAAACTTGATGGTTTAATCTCCTTGGAGGATTTAGGATATGAAGAAGCTGGCTGGGAAACTGTACCATTTTTGCAACCTATCATTATTGAAGGCATTGCTTTTTGTCATTATTTTGTTGCTGGTGTTATGGGTCGCCCTTGTGGGACTGCCCGTGCTCTGCTTGCTAAACATCATCAATCTTGTATTGCTGGTC